TATCACTTTTCACCAACACAAGCTTCAACCCCATTAGATGTTTGGGTTTACAAATATTTACATTGCAACCAAGAAAAAAGGAGGAAGATGAAAAACAGCTCCAAAATGCGTTGTGGTGTTTTGGCAGGAGATAGTGTTGCAGCCATAATGTCAAATAGAGTTAAGCCGTTATACTTCTATGACGATTATAAAAATTGGGATGATAAAAAAGATGAAGCTCAATGGAACAATGATAAAAATTATATTGATGAAACTATTAAACAAATATTTGATGCTCTTTTTGTATTGGGAGTTAAAAAAGAAAAAGCAATCTTTGAATATTATGTAAGTCTTGATGATCCACGATTAGATGTACCAATAATAGGTCGTACTGACATTCAAACACCAAATCTTTTAATAGAACTTAAAACAAAATGGAGCATTAAAGCAGGTAAGCAGAAAAAAGATGGTACTTTCAGTTATTATTTTCCAAAATTAAATAAAGATTTTCCTGACGATGTACATTTGCAACAAGCAGCTTTTTATTATTTAGCAACAAAAATACCTACTGTTATTATTCAAGCAACACCAAATGAATATGTCATACATGAGGTTGAAAAACATGATTATAAAAAAGCATTTAACGATCTCGTAACTAATTTAACAAAGAAACAAGAGATTGCAAAATTAGATCATCCTGAAAAATTAGTACAACCAGATTTTAGCCACTACACATGGAACATAGGTGATTCATTTTTAAAAGAAGCAAAGGAGTTATATGGCTACTGAAAATGCCGACAATATTAAATTAAAAGAAGCGATTGTTGAAGTAAGTAAACTTTCACCAAAAGATAAAGTAAGAATTCACAATAAGTATTATGCAACAGTTAATACAAGAAATCATATTTTTAGAAAATACTTTGGAACTGACGCAAGTTATGTTTCACGAGTAGAGTTTCGTGATCCGATTTTTCATAATGATAAAATGATTTTTGCAGGATCAGTAGTAGCAACAACAGAATTATGGATTAAAAAAAATATGATTGCTGTTGGTATTGCTGAGGAGATAAGAAATTCATCACCAGTAAATAAAACAAGCGCAACAGAAAATGCAATGACATCTTCTCTTGGAATTTGTTTAGCAAGAGCTGGGTTAGATGGAGGAGAATTTGCGTCTGCTGATGAGATGCAAATTGCAACTCGCAATGGATTAGCCATAGACGAGTTAAACAATAGTAGTGCAAAAGATACTTCGGAGAAGGATGATAAACATATACTTCCTCCTGAAGATAAAAATAATATTGATTCTTCTCTTGAAGTATCTGAAAGTGAATTCGTAAGAATAAGCGCAGCTCTTGATGGTACAAAACATCTTGGTCAATTAAAAAGTGTTTACACTAATGATCAAATACCGATTGATGCTAACGAACAACTTAATAAAATTTACGAAAACAAATTAGCACTTTTCAATAGGAATAAACCTAATGACGATGGATGGGATATATAATGGATAAATTTGAATTAAAAGAAGGTAAAGGAAATATAATGCCAAACAAAGATGCTGACGCAAAGCATCATTACTACGGATCAATAAGAGTTTCACGAGATGTTAAGCAAGGTGAAACAATAAAATTACAAGGTTATAAAAATGAAAGTCAGAGTGGCAACAAATACATTGGCTTACAAATGTTGGATAAAAGGGAACAAGACTTATAGTGGAGGATATTTATAATAAAGTAACGGATGTTCTTGAAGAAGCTGACTCTATTGTAGGTGGTGAAAGAAAAATTGCTTATGGTCATTTTGATAAAAACCATGAGGACATTGCTAAGATTTGGAGTGTCATTTTAAAAACTCCAATACGAGCAGATCAAGTAACTTTGTGTATGGCAGGAGTTAAGATCGCAAGAGCTTCTAACCCTGATACTTACAATAGAGATAATTATGTCGATGGAGCTGCATATTTCTCCATGACCAATGCATTACTAATGAAAAAAAATGGTGATTTATGAACACAGATTTAATTGAAAAAATTTTGCGAAAAAAATATGGATGGGATCATTACCCACTGCCAATTATTCGAATTCCAAAACAAATTACAAAAAAAGTTGTGCAACTAATTGAATACAAAAAGAAGGTTATAAATGGGAAAAAATCTTAATAAGAGTGACTATAACTCAGGTAAATTTGTAGGTGGATCAAGTTCATTAGAACATCTGTCACATATTAAAAATGAATATATAGCACCGCAAAGCAAAAGAGCTTTAGCAAAAGCATTAAAGAAAAAGAAGAAAAGAAAATGACACCAAGACAAAGTGAAATATTACAATTTGTAAATAACTTTTGGGTTAAAAATAATTATTCTCCTTCACTTGAAGAAATAAGACAAGGATTAAATATTAAATCTCTAACAAGTGTTGCTCAATGTTGTAACAGTTTGCAACAACGAGGTTACATAACGAAGTTTAAACACGCAAGAAGAAGTATTGAAATTACAGATAAAGGAAGGATGTAATGACAAAAAAATATTCGCACATGACTATTGAGCCAAGTAAATTTAACGATGGAGAGTTTGTTGTTTACAAATGGAGTAAGTTTCCAAAGAGTAGTGTCTTAGCTGGTCAGGATCAAAAAATTTATGTTGATAGCTTTTCTTCGGAAGAAGCTGCACAAAAAGAATTTCCTAAAGCAATACCTTCAGCTCCATACAATCCAAACAATGTAACGCATTTGCCGGACGAAGAAATGAGTGCGTATGATGAAGAACAATATTTTTTTGGTAATGACAGCTAGTGCTTAAACAAGACCTTGAAAAACAAATTAGAGAATTACAATCACAATTAGAATTCTCAAAAGATTTATTAGAAAAAAAAATTGAAGATAATTTTAAATTACGACAAGAAATAATTAAATTAGAAAAACAAATAGATTTACCTAAAAGTATAACAAAGAGTGAGTCCTAGATATACTTATTTTGAAAAGGGGAATCCCTTTAACGAGTGGCATCGTACCATAGATCATTTGGCTGCTATCGATATAGATTTGGTTGAAGTATGCAGTAAATGTTATCAAACTTTATTATTAATTGAACACGCATACGATAAAGGTCAAACATATAAAAATTGTACGGCTGTTATGAAGTTGGCTAGGCAAAGCAAAATTCCTGCCATGCTAATATTTTATAAAGATATGAAAACTTTTAGAGTAAGAAAACTCTATCCAAGATTAGAGAATGAGAGAACAGTACAAGCATCAACATTGGTTAGATATTTACGAAAACTACACAATTTGCATAAGTGCATTTAAAACAATTTTTACTTCTATCCGTCATAATAAATATGAAAACACAATTTAAAATTAAACTGTCTGAAGATGTAAAAAATAAATTAGCTTCAGGGAAATATAGAATTAAAGGTTATGGTAAAAATAACGAGATTTTAGTTGAATTAAAGCCAAGATTTAAAAAAAAATAGCTCATATTTAACCGTACAAGCAAAAAAAGAAGGAGGTCTGTATGATTAGACCTCCCAATATTAAAAGCTTTTCTATGATTCAAAAATTAGCTGTTAAGTGTTTTAAATAGCTTTGAAGCATGATTACTGGCATTTTTGTCAGTATGAGTAACATAAATGTCTTGTGTAGCATCGTTGCTATGACCAAGACGCAATTTTACTTCATCACGACTAGCACCAATCTTGCGCATTTCAGTTGAAACAAATCGTCTAAATACTTTTGTTTCTCTTTGTGTACTACCAGCTCTTTTACAAGCAGCAATAAATGTATCTTGTGATACTGTATAAGAACAACTGAAAAGTTCGCCATTCTTTTTAATATCTGCATTAACAACATAATCATCAATCATTTTAGTAAATTTAGAAGCTATAGGCACTATTCTTTCACCCATATCAGCTTCATCTGATCGCAAATGACCTGATTTTGTAAGACCAACTTTACCAGTTTTAATTGATTTAGATTTATTGATAAGAATTTTATTATTATCAAAATCAATATCTGCGTGTGTAAGTGCAGCTATTTCACCCCATCTAGCACCAGTATATGCTTGTATGAGCAATAAGAATGCAGATTGAGAATTATATTTATCGTAAGACCAATGAATTTGTTTAAGAATTCTTTTCATCTCTTTAGGATCAATAGATTTTTTTCCTGAAGAAGAATAGGTTGGTCTATCTTGTTTAAAGGCATGAGTAGGAGAGAATTCAATAATATCTAATTGCTCCGCCTTTAACATGATCATATTGAATACAGAATATATACGATATGCCTGTGATTCAGTTTGATCAGTATTTAGTTTTTTAATTAAATTATTTACCCATTTTTTATTAATTGAATGGATATTTGTTTCTTGGGGTACAATTTTAAAAAGAGCATTAGCATACTCTTGATACCTGTTCATTGTATCCCTAGAAATAGTTTTTTTCTTTTTAGGATTTCGTTCTTTTTGAATAACTTTAACATTCCAATCATCCCATAAATCATCATACACTTTAACAAGTGGATATGATCTAGTTTGAGTGATAGGAGTTAATGACTTGTCATCGTTACGAACAAAGTCCATAGCTTTAGCAACAGCTTCAGCTTTTTTCGTGTGATAGAAACTTTTAAGTTTTGGTCTGCCGTCAAAATAATATTCACCTGACGGAACAGTAACGCACCACTTAATATCACCACGAATTTTTACTTTATGCGATTTCATAACTACTCCATGTAAACGGAATAAATTAATTTTTATTCCACTTAATATGACGGAATTTTTATCATTTTGTCATGTAATTGTCATGTAAATATATCATGTAATAGATATTAAGTTGCTATGCAAATACCATGAAAATAGCGGAAAACAGGGAAAAAAGTGTTAGTTTTATTGTGTATAAATCGGTGCTTTCAACCGCAATAAATGTTAGTTTTTGGGGAAATTTTAGGGTGTCATGTGAAAGTCATGTAATTACATGACATTTGTGGCGGAGAGTGTGAGATTCGAACTCACGAAAGACTTGCATCTTTGCTGGTTTTCAAGACCAGTGCATTCAACCACTCTGCCAACTCTCCTTAATACGAGGAGAGTAATATCATAATTAAATGGGAGTAGAAGCAATAAATTGACAAGAGAATGCAGCAGCCACATCTTTATCTTTAAATGGCTGATCCACTCTTTCTACGATCTTATCAACTAGCTGATTGCAGGTTTCCCAATCCTCAATCTCTCTGCCTATTTGTGCATTGTATAAGCACAGATTGGTATTAGGTTGAATGTTCAGGAAACATACAACAGCTACAATTTTAAACATTATTTTTTCTTTTTGCCTTTTTTGGTAACTTTTTTGCCTTTAGCCATTTTGCCAAACATCATTTTACCATTTTTTTTCTTACTTCTTTTCTTCATTCCTCTTGCCATGAATATCTCCGTATTGTTGTCTTACGAGTACAGTATCTGCATAATAATCATTTGACCAATGCTCGTAATATTTTGTTTTTCTTAAAGATGAACTGCCATCTTCAAGCTTTTGATAACTCTGTATCAAAACCATATAAAAATCATTCTCTGGCTCAAAATCTTCGCTTTCCAAAAAATCTATTTCTTCATCGTCAGGATAACTGGCAATTAAGTAAACATCTTTTCTTACAAAGACTTTATTAAGAGCATGAACATAATCGTTTAATTCATCTGCTGTAATGCACATATCGGCACAAGCCACAATTTCGACATCATGTGTTCCAAAATTGATGCATTGATCAACTAGAGTATTTAAAAAATCTTTTGATTCCTTTACCTCTATAATTTTAAGTTTGTTTTCCTCACGAGTTTTTTTAGCAAACGGACATACTGGTAAATTACCAAGATTAACATTTGGCTTTTCAATAAACTCTTTAGACCAAGTTAATATATCCTGCTTTATTGTTCGCTTCACCTAAATCGTCTTGTTTTCTTAGCAATGCGTTTTGGTTGTTTTGAGTGTTGTTTCCCTCGCTTCATATCTCTGCGCTTAGCTCTAGTAGTAGAAGCATATTCTGAAGCTGTCATGGATTTAATTGCCTTCTCAGGTAAGTATCGTTCACCAGTTTTAGAACTTGGCTTACCAGATTTTGTTCTCCATTTTTGCTTAGTCCAATTTTTAAGACTTCTTTGACTTTTTTTTAGAGCCATTCTTTTTTTTCTTTCCTAATTTTTTTAAATCTGCTGCTGTAATCTTTCCATAAGGAGCTGCTACATCAATTCTTTTTTGTTTTTTTGTTAATCTTCTAGGCATTAGTTTTTATATCCTCCACCTGCTGCACGATATTCTTTTGCTAAAAGTTGCGCCTTACGACCACTCCATTGTCCTTTTTTCCCACCACGAGTACCTGCTTTTATTTTGTTAAATAACCTTTTTCTAAGTGTAGGTTTTGTATAATTACCTGCTTCATTAACTCTTGATTTAGTTTTCTTTTTCATATCCACTCATCTTGTTTGTACGGAGAATGTTTACAATCAAAACACATCCATTTATCACCAATACCAAGAACAAGATTAATTGGATCACATTCTTTGCATTGACGATTTCTTTTTTTTATATCCATCATTTTATGACCATTAGATAATTCTAAAGGTTTTTTATCAGGAAATAACTCGTAGTATTGTTCAGCTCTTTTTCTTCGCTTTATTTCGCTTGGAGATAGCTTTGGCTTTTTTTCTGGCATCTGCTGAACTGGAAGCTCCCCATTTGCGTAAGCTTAATAACTTACGGCTAGGAACTTTTTTTCCGTCTTTGATTACATAGTCTGCACCTTTACTTGCACCCATCCTTGCTAGGAAACTTGCTCGTCTTGGATTATCACCAGACTTAACAGGTGGTTTTAAGTTCAGACCTTCTTTTCTTTTAAAGTATTTACGACCTGCTGCTGTTAAACCACCAGTTTTACTTTTATGTTCTTTTCTCATTTTTTCTTAAACTTCATAAGCTTATCAACTCCACGATAGCCAATAGCCGAGCTTAATCCTGCAAAGAGTAGCCACATATACCATTCAGGTAATTCTTCCAAAACTTGAAAACCAGTTTTAATATGTTGTACCGCAGGAGGATAAAATGCAAATAAGCAAGGTAACAATAAAATAGCCAATACTATTTCATCTTTGTATGAATTTTCTAAATTCTTTTGTGCTTGGTTTTCCCACTTTATTTTTCCTTCAACCATGTCTTTTTTGTGTTTTATTTCAGCTTCAACTTCTTTAACTTTTAATTCTTGCTTGGCAGCTTTATGCTTTGCAAAATTTTTAACTGAATCACCTACTACTCCGAGTAGTGGCTTTGCTAATACTTGCCATACCATAAAATTTTACCTTTCAATTTTTCGCAGAAAATCCTGTGGACAAAAAAAATCACCCTAAGTAAACTGCGGTGTTGCGAGTAAAAAAAAATTACTCAAAAAAAACTATTTTCATCTTTTTTGGAAACATTGTCGCAATTTATTCTGCGATAAAAAAAATTTTTTTGCAGATTATGATTCCAAAAATTTTTGGTCGTAAGAAATTTTTTTCTAAAAATGTTAAAATGTAAAAACATTAAAAATAATGTTTGCTCTTTAAATAGTGAATATGACTATCAAAAACAAAAGGAGTACCCATGAGTACATTAGATGTTAAAAAAAATGTTCGACATGATTTTAATTCACCAAAGAAATTATATCATATTGAATTTCACAATGACAAATACCCAACTATTGAATTAGTAAATTGTTATGGAGTCTATAAAAGACAAAAAGATTTGCTAATAAAACGCAAACGAGAAGTTGGCTCAGTTGGTAGTAAAAAAGTTAAGACACAAAAGATTTGGCAAAAATATAAACCCAATCTTATATTTGATGATCTTAACTTTGCTAAAAAAATGGCTTTAATTGAATTTAAAAAATATCGGTTAGAGAAACTCAATAAAAGGATTGAAACATCCAAAAAAAATATTGAGAATACAGAGAGAGAAATAGAAATTGTTGAAAACTATCCTCTCCATGTTTACGATGTTAAATACAGCGAATCAAACAAAGATATATTTAGTATAGCTTTATTTTAACCAAGATAGTCATATCACTATTTAAGATTTAAAATATACTGTTTAAAATAATTAAAATGATAATAACTCCAACTCCCATAAAGAATAGTTGTACTGATCTTTTTAATCCTGTCCAAAAATCTACAAATTTAGTCCACATATTATTTTCCTCTCATTACATCCGCTAGTGCTTTTGCACGATTGGGTGTTTGTTGATGCCAACGACTTTGTAATAACTCGTCAGCACATTTATCCCACGCATGATCTTTTGCATGAGCTAAAGCATTTTTAAATTTAGAAACTCCATTGACTCCAAGTTGGAAGCACATTTCCACGAACACACCAAACTTTTCATCTGGTAAATTCATATCTTGGCATAATCTTGTTGCGCCTTCTAATGCATTTTTAAAATCCTTTTCATATATCTCCATAATAAAATCATCGTCATATTCTTTGTTTGGATCAATATTGTCATTGGCTGTAACTAAATGACCAATGCCAAAAGTTAATTTACCTAATGAGTCCGCATAACATTTGTTTATTTTTCCTTCGTGTAAAATTATGCGTTGTTTTAATTCATCAATGAAGTTCGAATTTATTTTTTCCATAATAATATAAAATATGTACACCTAATTTTTTTTGTTCAGGTGTAGCTCTCCTGTTTATTCTTTTACCTTTTTGTCTACCTGTTAGACGCAAAGAAACTGTTTTAACATCTATAAGTAATACTTCTTTTTTTTTGGAATGAACGGCAACTAAATCAACAGGGGAGGTAACACTTAAACGAAAAAAAACATAATAACCTTTGTCGCTTAAATATTTTGCAGCAGCTAATTCAGAAGAAGTACCCTTCTGGTGCTTTTTATTCAAATCAATAAATTTCTAACTAATAAAATTAAATTGGTGAATACAGCAAAGCCAACACTCCAAATAATCATCTGAATATTCTTCATAGATTTTTCGATATGATAAAGGTGGTTTTCTTTTATTACTGAAATATCTTTTTTAATTAATGCGATCTCTTTATCTAATTTATTAATTAAATCTTTGTTCGTCTGTGCAGTTGTTTTTGCCATAGTAATACCTTAATATTTACCTTCTATAATTTTTTTTATTTTTAAATTACCTTCTGCGTCTGGCTCTAATTCTGCTTTAACCAAACCACATTCATAGCGAATAACATTTGATCTGTTATCTGCTAAATTTCTTTCTGCTTCTCTTTTTATTTTTAAGCAATCAGACATACCTTCGGTAAGCATATGTCCATCTAATGAAGAATTAACAAACATACAAAGTGCGAATACTGTTTCAATTACCATTTGCTCTTACCTTATCTTTTAATTTTTCTATATCCTCTAATGCCTTGTTCATATCTGTTTGAAGTCTAGTAATATTAACTTTGTTATGACTCATATCTGAAAGTTGATCTTGTATCTTTTCAACCTGACTACTTATAAATTCAAGCAACATATATTGCTCTTGATCAACAGGTGTTTGCTCGGCTTTTTTCAGTAAATCAGCAGACATCAACTCTCGGCTTGTTTCTAGTGAAATTAACCTATTTGTAATTTGTGAATACATAAGCACCACAGTTCCAACCATAACTATAATAGCCACAAGGTTGGCAATAGGCATAGAAAGTTTTGATTTATCTGAGATAGATATTGTTTCGTTTTTCATCTACCACAAGTACACATTTCTTCGTTGCCACCACAATCTTCACATTTAGGATTTAGCATCTTCAATATCCTGTAATCTTTTTTGTTCAGCAACAATATCTTCTTTAGCTATTGGAGTAGTGTTATTTAACCATTCCAAAGTAGAAATATCTTCTTCTATGTATTTAAAATTTGCATTAGGATTTAATGACTCTATTGCATGAAATATTTTAATAACTTTATTAGTTGGATATATCATTGTGCTACCTCAAACAATGTAATACTCGCTCTACCATTTGCATAAAAACCAGTTGTTCCATTTCCAGATAATCCCATAAAACTAAATCTATGAGCATTTGTATTTCCTACTGTATGTGAGCCATTAAGATAATTACCATTTTGCTCATATCTTGTAGCACCAGTTAAGTATTGATAAGAAGTTTCAGAATTTGTAATATCTCCATAGCTACTTCCACCATCAGTGGATACACAAAATTTAATATGATAATAAACACCCATAGTTTCAGAGTTAGTATCCATTCCACCCAAACAAATTATTGTATTTCCAACAGTTGTAGGAGTAATTTCTAAATAATAATTAGAATTAATAGGCGTTTGAAAACTACTATTATTAATATTTGTGTTTGAGCCGCCACTCATTTTAGCTTTTACCTGTAAAATTTTACCACCACTAAATCTTGCAGAGTTTAATGTTCCACTAGATATATTACTTGCATTGAGGGAAGTTAAATTTGCTCCGCTTATTGCAGGTAAAGTACCTTCTAATCCTAATGTTGCGTTTAATTTAATTTGAGCCATTAATCTGCCTCCTCTATTGTATTACCATCTGCTACCCATTGAAGAACTGTTTGCCAATCTGTGTTTTCAGTGTTGCCTACGGATGTGCTTATTTTTACAGAAGTGTCATTGTTATAAACAATATGCACTACTGTTTTTTCGCTGTCTGTATATTGAACTTTTGTAATTGCCATTTAATATCTCCTATAATTCCGCACTAAATAAAACACTTAAACCAGAATTAGCAGTTCTAACAACTCCTGCTTGACCTGGTGTGCCACTCATGTCTGTGCCATTTTTACATTCAGCTAAATTAGAATTTGCTTTATCTATAACAAAATCATCAAAATTATCTGCCGCATCATTTCTTATAAATGAATAATTATTACTAGCACTAGAACAAGTTAAACTTGGATTAGTTCTCATTGGCACTGGAAAAGGAATACTAAACTGCATTTGACCAGAATTATATTGAGCACCACCAACACCAATAGGAGAATTACCAGCCGTTGATTCATTTGAAACTACTTGATAAGCATATCTTTGACATCTAGCTAAATTATTTCCAAAACTTTCATGTTGAAAAGGTGGTAAAGTTGTAGAAGTAAATTCTCCAACCTCTGCTTGTATTCCAGTTATATGAACATTGTTGCTTGTGCTATCAAATGCATTAACTTGACCAACAGCAGAATTAGAATTAAATTCATTTGCTTCCCAAGAAGTTGCTAGAGTTCCACCTGAGTAATCAGATCCTGCTACTAACCACCAAGTTAATACAAATCCTGCTCCATTATCATCATTCATTGGATTACTTGTTTCTATATCAAATACCAAAACTTTATGCTCCCATGTATTAGTAGTAGAAACTGTATATGATTTAGATATTTTTCTATTATTATCAGAATCACCTAATTGCAAAATATATGTTCCTGTTTTTGTTGCTTTAAACCAAAAAGCTACTGTCATTTTTTGTGCGTTTGCTGTTCCTTTTCTAAAAACAGTACAATCTTGTGCTTCTAACTTGTACTGCATGGCAGTTAAATGACCAGAAGCAACACTTGTGTCAGCAGTAGTGCAATCAAGTTTCATAGCATTATGAAAACCATTTAGATATGCGTTTCCTGAAGAAAGAGTTTCTTGAGAAATTGTAACAACAACTGCGGAAGAACTATTACTATATCTAAATCTATCTAAAGCGTGATAACCAGCACTTGATATTGAACTTGCAGAGGTACTTCGTTGAGCCACAGCCATATCACCATTTATAATTAATGGATTTGCATTAGGTCTCGTACTTGGAATAACACCACTAGCAATTTTACCAGAAGTTACAGCACCATCATTTATTTTTGCTGTTGTTACTGCTGAACTACCAATCTTAGCTTCTGTAACCGATCCATCAGCAGGAGTAGTTATAACTCCAACTCCTATATGATAAATCCAGTTATTTGTTGAGCTACCACTTGGAGTAAAATCAAATGTTATTTGGCTACCAGAAACAGTATAGTTGTTACCTTGTTCCACTCCGTCTATTGCAAGTCTGATACATTCAGCACTTGAAGGAATAAAAGCTGTTCCACCTTTTGTTAAATTAAATGTTGCGGTGCTACCAGAAAAACTAATGTTATCTAATTTTTCAACATTACTAATATTATCTACACCTCTTCCAATGTAAGCCATTTATGGTTTCTCCCATACTGTATGTGTTAAGTTACCTTGCTCATCTCTAGCAAGTAATTCGTCATAGTCTGCTTCAGAATAATCTTGTGGTATATCTCTCATAGTTTTTCTAAATGCTTTCATTTCATCAGTTAAAACATTATCTGACATAGCAAGATAATCTGTTTGTTCTAATTTACGATTTCTATACAATCTTATTTGACTTAATTTTCTATCGTTAGATTTACTATTCCAATCTGCTGAATCTTTATCATACTGAGCTTGTTCCTCAGTTGTCATATCTCGTAAGCCAACAATATTATCAACAATTTTTGTCATCAATATCTCCTAACTGTATGCTATTCCGTAAACTGTAAAAGAGCCACCATCTCTCATACCACCACTACTTATGTTAAATCCAATTCCTGTGTGTGTTTCTGGATTTTCGTAAGCACAAGTACCAATGCCAACTTTTATGTCAGACAAAGTGCTATTATAAAAAGAATTATTTAATATCATCCTAGTATATTCTCCGCTACTATGAGGTCTATGTACATACATATGACCTTGTAAAAAACCTGTGTTTGTGGCATCATCTGAGTTATTAGTGATTTCATAATAAGTACCAGATGTTGCATTATAACTTTGAGTATTTCCACTATCATCAAAATATCTGTTAGCATATCTATAATTACTTGCTGTAACAGAGCCACCACTATCTCTTAATCTGCAAAATATTGTAGCACTATCAACAGTAGCTTCTATTTTATCTAAAACAATGAAGTAAGTATCATAAGTAGAACTAAAACAATTATTAATATCAACACCGCTAGGATTACCACCAGATATAACTGTTCTTCCTGTTTGAACAAAAGTACCACCTGCATCAGCAAAAGTTAAAACTCCACTTCCATTTGTTTGTAAAAATTGATTTGCATTTCCATCGTTATTTGGAAAAGTTAAAGTATAACTTGCACCTGCACTATGAGGAGGTGATTTTAATTTTATTCCATGTGAATTTTCTGCACAGTTAAGCTGTATGTAACCCTCAGTAACTCCAGATGTACCTTTAGCTTCTAATGATGGTACACTAGAAGTTGAGATAAGATTAAG